GCTTTGCATAGTCTCATACTTTGTTCGAATAGCAACCCTTGCGCTTTCTGCGGCTTCTGCTTCAGCAGGAATGGTCGCCTTAATGTCTAGCGGAGCAAACTCTTTTGCTCGCTCCTCACGCCGAATTTCGTGGGCAATCCCCCTTGCTTTGTTCATATCAACAGTAATCATTACTCTGCTCCAGTTCCGTCAGTTAGTTCGCTATCCTCTACAGTCCAGGCATTACGGAATGTGCGGTCTGTTGGGATGTCAGCCACATCAACAATTTTATATGGTAATCCAAATGGCACATCTTTTGCAGCAATTTCATCTATAGTATATGCTTCTAAAGCTGTGTCGGTTGGAATTACTACAACCAAAGCTCCATTTTCTTTATAAATAATTCTTTTTGTCATATTATATTCCTATCTAAAAAATGCAGCAGAACAAATTACTGAGTCTTGTGTTCCGCCTGCTGATGTGCCAACCATTTTAAATCTACACTGTGTAGTAGTGTAGTTAAAAAGGGTGCCAAGGCTTTCAAAGCATGCTGTGGTTGCTCGATAAGTGCTGTTGCCTTGCCTGCCTCCAGTAATAACTGCTGAATAATCAGCATCCTGAAAAGCTTCGGTAAAGTTTACACCGTAATATCCAACACCATAATCCGAAATGCTAGAAACATTACCGTCATCTCGTATGGTAACTGTTCCAGTTCCTTTAAAGTTTACCCAAGCCCTTGCAAAATAGGCTGGCTTTGAAAGATGCTTTAAACCACCATCGCTTTCGATGCGGAGGCGTTCTGTGCCAGCACGGTCAAATGTTAACGCTTCACTGGAAGTGTCATCGTTTTGAATCAACCAAGTTCCGCCAGTATTGGCAAGCTCAATCCCTGCGCTATCGTTTGCTGTGGGGGCAGACACCTTTATATAAACATTGCCAGAACCTGTCACTTCAAGTTCACGGCTTGGCGAACTCGTGCCGATGCCTACCCAATTATTCGTGCTGTCAACGTGCAGGGTGTTGGTGTCAACAGTCAGGTCGCCAGTAACATTTACGTTACCATTAACAGTGCCGCCAGTAGTTGGCAAATAATTAGCTACTTGAAAAGACTCATAAGTTAAAACTTCTACTTTATCGTTTGCGACTGCAGCGTCTACCAAAACAATACTAGAGCCTGTTTCGGCTGCATAGTCTGTAGTCGGAGTAAGAAGAACACCGTTAACATAGACATCTACATTGTTTGTAGACTCGTAAGACAAAACCTGCCCATCAGTTGCAGTTGTAAAAGTATCCTGTGCCGTTACTGCTGTATACAAATAACGAACTCTTGATATAGTTGTTTCTGGCGAAGCTCCGATATATGATGTCATTAAATTAATACCTCTGGTTTATCGGGCCAAGTTACAGATGTAGGGAAAGTAGCCTGCTCTGTTATATCTAGTAAAGATGTTCTATAAGAAATAATACTAGCTTGTTCTGGTTCCGTTAACTCCGCCCACCGAAGAGGATTAGAAACAACAGGGTCTATCGAAGAAACCAAAATGTTGTTGCGTTCAGCCCTTACGTTTGCCTCTTGGTCTTTGGTTGTGGAAACGGAAGATTTTTCGGTTGTCCCGTCTGAGTTTACCGTGTCATGTTCATTATCTAAAGCAATTTGCCACTGCTCATCAGTAACCTCAACATTAGGCTCTGGAATTACATCGTGGACATCTGTGCAATACCAACCTAATAGCTCATTTGTATTTAAATCTATATGTGCGTATTTCATTTTAATACCCTGTCGCTATATAAAAGATAGGCTTTGCTACGTTACCACCACCTGTTGTGTATCTTACAGTTGGAGTAAAAGAAGAGGTGTTAAAAGAGGTTACATATACATCATACCAAACTTGTCTACTAGTTGCCACAACACTTGTGCAGTTACTTGGAAAAGTAGTAGGAAAACTTCGTGCGCTAGGGGTAGTTGTTGAAGTTACTCTACCCCATTGGATAATTAAACCATTGCTAAGTTTTATATACCCACTGGACGAACCATTGGAGCTAGCGGTGTTTGTTAAAACGTCTTTTCCTCCAATGGTTACATCACCATTGTTTTCGATGCGCATACGTTCTATACCAACCGTATAAAGGCCAACCGTCCCAGCAGCGTTATTAGCTTTCAGTGCAATTTGATGTGGAACAGTCGGATGACTTGCGCCATATCCGATAACAAACTTATCGGTGTCGTTGGTATCTGTTATAAACCTATGAATACCAAGATTGTTTGCACTTACACCTTCTATTCTGTGTCCAAATCCACCGCTGTTTATTTCAAGCTGAGCAGCAGGCGAACTCGTGCCGATGCCTACCTGATTATCAACTGTAAGGCTTTGTACATTTAAAGCATCGACAACATCAACAGGGGTTTTTCCAAGATAAGCCATTAGGTTATCTCCAAATAACTCATAGCCACGTCTGCAGCAAGTGTTGTGTTTGCCTGAACAATCATAACATCTGTTGGTTCCATAACTACCTTCTGGTCGCCGCCTACAACTACTAGTGAACCACCAGCAGGGACAGGAGCATTCTTAACTAAAAAGATTTTTGTTCCACCGTTGTTAAGCTTAACATCTACGTTAACCTGGGCGGTTAGTATGTTAGCCACAGTCATTCCAATAATTGTAGTAGACGTAGCAGCTGGGCAGGTATAAACAGAAACCTCTGCTGTGCCTACTGAAGATGCTGTTGATAGTTTAAATGAATTAGCCATAATGTATTATATCCTAAAAGTTATCCTAATGCAATGGCAAATGCTACTGCTGCTGCCTCTACTGTGTTAATCCTAGTGTTAAGGGTTGCCGATACATTAGCAATACTAGTGGCCATAGTTACACTTAAGGCAGCTATAGCTGAATTACTATTAGCAATACTGGTAGCCATAGTGGCCGATACTGCTTGAAGCTCTGCGTTAGTAGGAACTCCAGAGGTTGAGATTACACGGCTGGCGTTAACATTAATACCTGTACCTGCAGTATACTCAACAGAGTCGCTAAACTGTGCAAAGGTAATATTAGTTGTGCCGAATACAATTGTCCCCTGTGTATTACAAACAAAAGAATGGGCAGCGCCAATAGTTCCCTCTTGAACAAAGAAGTAAGAACCTTCATCTAGGGTATCAGGAGAACCATCACCAGAAGTGTCGGCGTCATCTGAGCGTGTTAATATCCAGTTAGTAGAACCAGAGCCTGTGTTAGTAACTACATAAACACCATTTTGTGTCTGATTGGTTTGGCCAGTAACAAGAACACGGTCACTAGTACTAAGCGTTACACCGTCAATAGCCAAAGCTACTTGAGTTCCTGCATTAGTAAGAGTAGCGCCCACACCCGAAGAGCCGTTATTATATGTGGCGTTTAGATTCGTGCTGTTTGTTTCCACCCTTACTGCTTCGTGGACGTGAATACTGGACGCTGTAAGGTTATCTACATATTGTTTACTTGCAGCTTGTAAGTTTGCACTGGGGTCAGCATTAAGGATAAGGTTTCCTGTCATTGTTCCACCAGCCAACGCAAGTCTTGTCGCAACGCTTGTGGCCATTGTTGCACTAAGTGCTGTGATAGCAGAGTTGCTGTTGCCGATGCTTGTTGCCATAGTAGAGGACACAGCAGCAATACGGGTCTCAAGGGTTGCAGAGGTTGCAGCACTTGCTTTAGTTTCCGCAAGAACAGATACAGAGTTAATCCGAGTTTCAAGGGTTGCCGATGTTCCTGCGCTGGCATATGTAAGAGCCTGTAGTGCAGCAATTGCAGAACTATTTGCAGCAATTGAAACATTAGCTATTGACAAGGTAGCGGAAACCGTGTTAATATTACTCGTTAACGCAGCGGAGGTAGATGCTAAAGCAGTGCTAACACCCGCAATACGAGTTTCTAATGTAGCAGAAGTGCCTGCACTAGCATATGCACTACCATCTCCTAGAATAGAATTAATAGAAGTAATAGCTGATTCATTAGCAGCAATAGCTGATTCATTAGCAGTAATAGAAGTAGATAACAGATTAATTTGAGTAGAGTTATTAGCTATCAGTACACCGTTTGCAGATGTTGTTGCTGAAACAGAATTAATGTTATTTTGTAGGGCTACATCTGTAGATTCTAAACCTGCAAGCACAGTAAGTACGGATGCCTGTGCATTAAGAACATACACAATGTTACTAGAAATAATTGCTTCAACCGAAGCCAAGGCGCTGCTAGTAGCTACACCGTCTCCATCTACTGTGATGTTTGTTGTATTAATAGTTGTGGCACTTACTGTACCTGCACGTAATGTACTTACGCTTACATCTTGAAAGGTAAGTGTGTCAGCGTTTAAAGTATTTGTTGTGATATTAGTTGCACTTACCGTTGTGGCTCTTACAGCGCTAGCCTGTATATTTTGTGGTTGAAAGGCTCCATTAATAGTTAAGTTACCATTAACGCTTACATTGCCTGTAAAAGCTGCAGATGTTTCAGAAAGCTTTAGTGAAGAGTTAGTACCTTCCCCGTCTTGCACACGTCTAAGGGTGTTGTCTAGCCCCTCATTAGTAGCGCTAGAGTTAATTGTAAGGATATCTTTATATGTGTTGGCAATTAACTTACCAGTAAAATCAGTCATTATACGTTATTCCAACTTATGTTTACCAACTCCCACTGGTATATTGTGGTATATCTCTCTGTTGCTTTGTCCCAAGTAATGCCCCTGTCGATATTAGGGTCAGGCCTTGCATTCATTACATACTGACTTCTGTCCCGCATGTCAGGGACTTTGTTCTGCGCATGGTTGACTCTGTCATAACTTCCATCCCAGTCAGAGGGACACACCCAGAGGTTAAAGCTATTCTTACGTAATCTACTACGTGGATAAGAAAACCCACAAATATCACATTCAGCTTGTACATGTTTTCCTCTAGCCATTTGTTACGGTCCTGGATATGGTGGAAGCCAAGAAGATACAGGTACTGCCGAAACAAGTGACGGAACCTGTGGTCTAGGGTCTTTAACAACATAGTCGTCCGTTACCCTGGCGATTCTATTTTGTGGATGATTCTTCTGGTCAAACTTTCCTTCGTAATCTGATGGACAAACCATCATCCCATAACTATTCTTCTTTAAAGTTCTTAGCTCGTATCTGAAGCCACAGATGTCACAAAGACCTAATGCTTTAGTTGCACCCATGTCACTACCTCAGACGAGGAAGAATGTACATGCTGGCACGTTCTTTATCCTCTTCCTGCGCTCTCATAAGTCTATCTTCATACTCGCCCTTAATCATCTGGATGCGACCTGCATCTACACCTGGACGTTTCATTGACATGAAGTAGGCAGTGCCTGCAGTTAAGCAAGGATAGAACCTACGAGAGATGTCAGCAGTCTGAGAAGACTTGGATACATCTTGGAAATACTTTACAGTTTCAAACTTAATTGCATCTGTGCTATTCTCTGGGATAGGCCACAGGAAGACACGAGACTGGTCACGCTCTCTACGTACAGCAAACTGCGTAGGACGACCTGTCTGCCCCTTACGAGGGACTTTAAGATACTCTTCCATGCTGATGCGTTCTAGCTGTAAGTCGATGTTATCACGGTTAACTACAGCCTCCAGAACGTCAATGTTCTCTTCTCCCAATACATAGGAGGTAACGCTGGTTGCAACGGTAACAGCAGTGGTGCCAATTGTCCACAACTGAATGCCACGGTTCTGCCAGTCTTGTAGAAGCAGGTTAATAGAACGACGAGCAGACTTAGGCTCGTTACCAAGCGTAGCCTCACCTCCAATCATTTCTAGGGCTTCTTCAATTACTTCGTCAATATCCATTGAGAAGGTATATGTACCTGACGTTGCCATTCATGTTCTCCTTTAATATAGTCTGTTATGACCAGATTGTTTGCGGTCAGCCTTTAAGCCAGCTGTCTGGTCTGTGCCTCTTGGACTAGCAGAACCAGTAGAGTTTTTTTTGCGACCACCTACCTTTCTTCCAGGCTTGCTTACTTGTTGGCTGACCGCAGACCTACTTATCGTCATTGTCTTTAAGTTTTCTTTCTGTTCTTGCTACCAAGACCGAAAGTCTGTTTTTGACTCTTAGGAGGACGCTTAGTACTTTTACCTTTACCACCCCAAAAGACTTTGTCAGCCCAGTAAGCAGCTGAAGTCTTGCCTCTAGCAATGTTCTTTCCGTGCCTTGCTTTAAAGTTTGAACGAGCTTCTTTGCTGTAGTTGTGGCCCATTCCTTGAGCGCCGAAACGAATTGTTTTAAGTTTTCCATTGTCTCCCCTTACGGCCACTACAGCCTTTTT